GGACCTCATCATCGACATTTAGCACAGATTTTCGAGGACATAGCTAACGGAGTTAAAAAAAGGGTCATCGTCAATATCGCGCCACGTCATGGCAAATCAGAGCTTATCTCTTACTTAGCCCCAGCTTGGTTCTTAGGCAAGCACCCCCACAAGAAAGTAATCATGGCTTCGCATACAGCGGATCTCGCGGTTAACTTCGGCAGGCGCGTGAGGAACCTTGTAGGCTCCGACCCCTATCAGGAGATTTTCCAGAATGTCAAACTACAGGCTGACTCTAAGTCAGCGTCCAGATGGGGTACTAATTACAACGGGGAGTATTTTGCTATTGGTGTAGGTGGAGCGCTCGCAGGTCGTGGAGCTGATTTGTTTATTATTGATGACCCGCACTCAGAGCAGGACGCCAAACTTGGGAAGCCGGATGTGTTCCTACCCGCGTGGGAGTGGTTCCAGTCCGGGCCTATTCAGCGTTTGATGCCGGGTGGGGCGATTATTGTGGTGATGACCAGATGGTCGAAGCTTGATCTGACAGGTCAGATTGTCAATCAGATGGTGAAAAATGATGATGTTGATGAATGGGAGGTTGTGGAGTTTCCAGCCATCATTGAAGATAAAAATGGAGAAGAAAATTCACTATGGCCTGAGTTCTGGCCCTTGGAAGAATTACAATCTAAACGAGCCAGTCTTGATCCGCGTTACTGGCAGGCTCAGTATATTCAAAATCCCACAAGTGAAGAAGGAGCCTTATTAAAAAGAGAATGGTGGAAGACATGGGAGTACGATAACCCACCGACTTGTGAGTTTATTATCATGAGTTTGGATGCGGCGCAGGAGAAAAATAACCGTGCAGACTACAATGCGTTGACGACATGGGGAGTGTTTTTTAATGAAGAAGTTGATAATTATAATATTATATTGTTAAATGCTATAAAGAAACGTCTAGAGTTTCCTGAGCTTAAAGAATTAGTATTACAAGAGTATGCTGATTGGGAACCTGACGCGTTTATTGTGGAGAAGAAATCTAACGGAGCGGCTCTGTATCAGGAGATGCGACGTATGGGGATACCAGTAGGAGAATTTACGCCAGGTAAAGGGCAGGACAAAATTAGCAGAGTAAACTCGGTAGCTGATTTATTCCATTCTGGTATAGTATGGGCCCCTGAAAAGAGGTGGGCTCAGGAAGTTATTGAAGAATGTAATGACTTCCCAAGTGGTGCGAATGATGACTTAGTTGACGCCACTACACTAGCTATTGCTAGGTTCAGACAAGGTGGGTTTATTAGACTGCCTTCAGATGAGAAAGATGAAGTGCAGTTGTTCAGAAGTTCAAAGCAGAAACGATTATACGCAATTTAAGGATTAATTATGGCAGACGTAGATAAAAGTCTTTACGCATTACCAACAGGTGTAGAAGAAGAAGCTGTTGATGAAGAAGCAATAGAGATTGAAATAGAAGACCCAGAAAGCGTAACTATATCTGCAGGTGATACCGAAATAACCATAGACCCCGATGCCGCCATAGATGAAACCTTTAACGAAAATTTAGCTGAAGAATTAGATGATCAAATATTAGATGAAATAGCTAGTGAGTTATTAGGAGAATTTGAAGGTGATGTTAATTCTCGTAGAGACTGGTTAGATACTTATGTAGATGGCTTAGAATTATTAGGGCTTAAAATGGAGGATCGCTCTGAACCTTGGGAGGGCGCATGTAATGTCTTTCACCCACTAATGACTGAGGCGTTAGTTAAATTTCAAGCCGAAACTATGATGGAGACTTTTCCAGCCACCGGTCCCGTCAAATGCCAGATTATTGGCAAAGAAACCAAAGAAAATATAGAAGCTTCTCAGCGTGTTAAAGAAAACATGAACTATCAGCTGATGGAGCTGATGCCTGAATATCGTCCTGAACACGAAAGAATGTTATGGGGTTTAGGCCTTGCAGGTAACGCGTTTAAGAAAGTCTATTACGATAGTAATCTTGAAAGACAAGTATCTATCTTTGTACCAGCTGAGGATATTGTAGTTCCTTATGGTGCTTCTAATCTAGAGACTGCTCAGCGTGTAACCCATGTAATGCGCAAGACTAAAAATGAAATGCGTAAATTACAAGTTTCAGGGTTTTATAGAGATATAGATATTGGCGAACCCACTTATGACTTAGAAGAAGTAGAAAAGAAAATAGCTGAAAAGATGGGCTTCGACGCCACCACAGACGATAGATACAAAATATTAGAAATGCATGTGGACTTGGATATAGAAGGCTATGAAGATAAAGATGAAAAGGGTAAAGAAACAGGAATAGCTATTCCTTATGTAGTAACTATAGAAAAAGGTTCAGGTGCTGTTTTATCTATAAGACGTAATTGGGACCCTGTTGATCCTGGCAAATTAAAACGTCAGCACTTTGTGCACTATGGGTATATACCTGGTTTTGGTTTTTATTGCTTTGGTCTTATCCATTTGATTGGGGCGTTTGCTAAATCAGGTACTATGATACTTAGACAGTTAGTAGATGCTGGTACTTTATCTAATCTTCCAGGTGGGTTTAAGTCTCGTGGTCTTAGAATTAGAGGAGATGATACTCCTATAGCTCCAGCTGAATGGCGCGATATAGATGTCCCTGCAGGGACTTTAAGAGATAATATTTTACCTTTACCTTATAAAGAACCTAGTCAAGTACTAAATAATTTAATGAATCAAATTATTGAAGAAGGACGTAGGTTTGCTAGTGCCGCTGATATGAAAGTTTCAGATATGTCTTCTCAAGCTCCTGTGGGCACCACACTAGCTATTTTAGAACGAACACTTAAAGTTATGTCAGCTGTTCAAGCGCGTATTCATTATGCTATGAAAGCTGAGTTTAAATTATTAAAAGTTATTATTAGAGATAATACCCCTCCAGATTATTCTTATGAACCTGTAGATGGTGGTAAAGCAGTTAAACAAGAAGATTATAATTCAGTAGAGATAATACCTGTTTCTAACCCCAATGCAGCTACTATGTCTCAAAAAGTAGTGCAGTATCAAGCTGTAATGCAGATGGCTCAAGCCAACCCTGCTATTTATGATATGGTGGAACTAAACAGAGAAATGCTAGAAGTGTTAGGTATTAAGAACATAGATAAACTGGTTCCAGAAAAAGATGATATCGACCTCCTAGATCCTGTAGCAGAAAATATGAATATGTTAAACAGTAAGCCAGTTAAAGCATTTGTAGAACAAGATCATGAAGCACACATAAAAGTCCATATGACTTTTGCTCAAGACCCTAAACTTAAACAGTTAGTTGGTCAAAGTCCTAATGCTGCTACCTTCCAGGGAGCTATGGAAGCTCATGTAGCAGAACATGTAGGATTTGAGTATCGTAAGCAAATGGAAGAGCAATTAGGAGTTCCACTTCCAAAACTAGGCGAACCTTTACCAGTAGATGTGGAAGCAGATGTATCTCGATTATCAGCAGCTGCTGGGGAACAATTACTCCAAAAAAATACTGCTGAAGTACAACAACAGGAAGCACAACAACAAGCTCAAGATCCACTTATTCAAATGCAGCAAGCTGAACTACAAATTAAACAGCAAGAAGCTCAAACTAAAGCTCAAAAAGTAATGGCTGATATTGAAATTGATAAAGAGCGATTATCGATTGAATTACAAAAAGGACAGCTAGATCGTTTGGAAATGGAGTCTCGTGAACGTATAGAAGGAGCCAAATTAGGGGCTCAGGCTATAGAAAAAGATAAAGATTTACAAGCTAAGCAGTTAATAGAAGGCGCTAGATTAGGTGTAAAAGTAGTGCAAGAAGATAAAGCCAGAGAAGATAAAACTCATGATGTTAAATTAGAAGAAAGAACTAAGAGGAAAGATACTAAAACACAAACCGAAGGGTGATTATTATGCAAGAAGAAACGTTAAAACTTCTATCTGATAAAATAGAAGAGAGACGCAAAGAGATGTTAGAGAGTTTAGGAGATGGTACAGCAGATAATTTTGGAGCTTACCAACATGCCTGTGGTGTAATAAGAGGCTATCTTATAGTGCAGTCCTTGATTGCTGAAGGACTTAGATCATTGAAAGAGGAGGATGAATATGAGTGAAATCATAGCTCCTCAACATATTATAGATGAACCACCACCGGAAGCCGATATAGATTACGTAGAAAAAGCTACACAACTACCACAAGTTAAAGGGTTCAGGATTCTTTGTGCTGTTCCTGAAGTAGACGCTGCTTATGAAAGTGGTATTATAAAAGCGCAAAAGACTAAAAGTATTGAAGAACATTCTACGGTTGTACTTTTTGTAATGAAGATGGGAGATATGGCTTATACAGATAAGAGTCGTTTTCCAACTGGAGCATGGTGTAAAGAAGGTGATTTTGTTATAACTAGAGCATATTCGGGCACTCGTATCAAAATTCATGGTCGAGAGTTCCGCATTATTAACGATGATACTGTCGAG